ATGGAATGGTCGCCAATTTCAACAGCGCGGATCAGGTGCCGATCGTGGTCGGTCATCCCGCCACCGACGCCCCCGCCTGGGGTTGGCTGTCGGCTGTGAAGCGGGCAGGAGATGTCTTGATGGGACAAATCGGCGAGCTGCATAAGGACTTTGCCGCAGCGCTTGCCGAAAACAAATTTCGTAACCGGTCGGTGCGGATCGCGAGAACCGCCGCCGGACCGAAACTTCTTCATCTGGGTTTTCTGGGCGCGGTGCTCCCCCAGGTGGAGGGATTGAAAACAGCGGCGTTCGCCGGCGAAGGCGAGCGTACCGACTATGCATTCGACCTGCCCGAGAAGGGGCCGGAAGAAAAACCCAAGGAGGGTGACATGGAAAAGGACGAAAAAATTAAGCAGCTCGAAGCGGATCTCGCCGCCGAAAAGAAGGCCAGGGCCGACGAGAAGGCTAAAACTGAGGAAGAGGAAAAGAAGACCAGGGCGGCTGCGTTTTCCGCGTTCGTCGAAAACGAGATGATCGCCAAGGGCAAGATCACCAAGGATCGCAAGGATGAGGTCGTCGGGTTCATGTCCAGCCTGCCGGAGGGTTCTGCAGACTTCAGCGTCGAGGCGGACGGGGCGACCAAAACATACAACCCGGTCGAGTGGTTCAAGGACTTTGTCAAAACTTTGCCGGCAGCCGACTTCACCCGTGATCTGCCCGAGGGTGAGGGAAAGGACTTTTCGCGCAGCGGCAAAACGAAGAAGCTGGTCGACCTGTCGAACAAGGTTTGACCAGAAATCAGAGGCCAGAAGCCAGAATAGTTTAAAAAAAGGAGTTCCTCATGGGCTTTAACGCAGTGCTGGGCAGCCAGCAATTTTCAGATGTACAGATTATCGACCGGACCCATCCGGCAATCATCCGGGCCGCTGCCTTCCGTCAGGACGGACGCGTGCTCCCCAGGGGCCGGGTTGTGGCCAAAGACAGCAACGGGGCAATGGCCGCCTATGAGCCTGGTCTTGCCGATGCGGCCGCCTGGGAGGCGGAGACCGTCTATGCCGCTGGCGCGCTCGTCTTGCCGACAACGCCAAACGGCCATTACTACCGCTGCACCACGGGCGGCACTTCCCATACTGCGGAGCCGGCCTTCCCACTCACGGCTGCAACGAAGGTCGCAGACGCCACCGTGATCTGGGAAGAGGCGGGACTGATCGGGGTTGACGATCTGACAGGCGGTGGCGTCTTGACTGAGGCCATCGATACCGCAGTCGAGGGAGTTGGCCCGGTGCTCAAGCACGGCACGGTGGTAGCCGACAATCTCGATGTGGCCGGGGCGGCTGCGGCTGCGGCGGATATTGCCGCACTGGACGCGATCGGCGTCTACGCCATTTAACGACGTGGCCAGGTAGGAATAAGTTCAAAATCATAACGGAGAACCAAAATGCAAGTAAACATTCGTCAGTACTTTACCCCGGCGGCGGTGGCCCTGCATCTCGAGGCCCTGCCGGTGCTCGAGACATTCATCATGGACCTGATCTATGTGAACCGGATCACCCATCCCCTGCCGGTCCTGGGCGTGGATGAGCTGCTCAGCATCACCGGCAACGTCCCGGTGGTCAGACGTGGCACCGCTGCTTTCCCGCTGTCCGGACAGAGCAAGGGTATCACCTATCTTGAGCCCCAGCCGGTTGACGTGTCCAGCTTCCTCGGGGCGGTCGACCTCAATAACATGAAGCTGCTTGGCGATCAGGGCATCGAATACTGGGTGCGCGGCAAAGTCGACACCCAGCGGCGAGCGGTCCGGTCGACTACCGAAGCCATGGCCTGTCAAAGTCTGTCCGGGACCATCGCCTACCCGATGAAAACGGATTCGGGCCTTGGCACCTATACGGTCAACTTCGGGTCGATCCTCAGCCACAACATCGCTGTTGCCTGGGATCATGCCGACAAAACGTTGGCAGCTATCCTCCTCGATCTGATAGCCATGGGTAATGTCATCAAGCGCGCCTCCGGCTACGGCTCAAAGATAGTTTATCTTGCCGGGCAAGACGCTTATATCGCTGTCGCCAATAAGATCCTCGGTGTCCAGGATGCCAAGATCAACGCTCAGGTTACCGAAAAGGGCATCACCATCGCCGGCTTCACCATCATGCTGGCCACTGGCGGATACAAGGATCTGGCAAACGACGGGGCGTGGGTGCCGTCGGTCGCCGATGACGCGGTTGTCGCTGTGGCTGTCGATGCTCCGTTCAAGCTGTTCTACTGCGCGTTGGACGATCTCGATGCCAATTTGTTGCCGATGCCGTTCTTCAGCAAACCGGTGAAGATGGATAACCCGAGCGGCTACAACATCATCGGCATGAGCAAACCGGTGCCGGTGCCGGTACCCAAAGCCATCTGCAGCGGCACCGCCGTTTAAGCCATGGCTTATTCGACACTCACCGACTTGAAGGCCCTGGTGCCGGAAGCCACCCTGATCAAACTCAGTAACGATCAGGGTGGCGCCACGGCGATCGACGCTGTCAATATTGCGTCGGCCATAGCCCAGGCAGACCGGGAGATAGACGGCTATGTCGGAGTACAGCGGCGGGTGCCGCTCGATCCGGTACCGGGCCTGATTCAGACTATCTCGGGCAATCTGGCGATCTACAATCTGTATCGCCGCCGTAGCCTGGTGCCGGAGACCTGGGAGAGCCAGAGGAAGTCGGACGTCGCCCTTCTGGTAAAGATCGCTGCCGGCCAGATCAGCTTCGGCAGCGATGCCAAACCGGCAGCCCCACCGCAACAGGCCCTTGCCCATTCGAGCAAGAAGACGCTGGGCGGATCGGGCGGTTTATTGGAGGGCTATTGATATGGCGGCGGCATTGACCCTTGCCCAGCAGCTGGAAGAACTCATTAAAAGGATCAAGACCGAAGTGCCTGCCCTGAAGTCGGTAGTTGGCATGGAGGATCTGGACGATGCGATGAAGACGGACGCGCTGCTGCCGGCGGCGGTGGTGCTCTTCTCCGGAGATTATCCGGAGAAGCCGGATCCTGGCGTGTCCAGTTTCTCCGGCCAGAGACTGAACCGTTATTGGTCGGTCGTCGTAATCCTGGAGCTTACGGCCGGGCCTGGTGAGTCCCTCGACCTGGTTGAAGCGGTGAACAAGGCGGGAATAGGCTGGCAGCCGGCTCGCGGGATAAAACATTTTGCGGCGGCCGGCACCAAGTTCATCACGAAGTTTGACAAAACGAGAGTCGTCTATGAGGTCCGCTTCGCGACCATGACGACCACATAAGGAGAAAATTATGAATGATACCCCGTTTTCGTTTATCGGCGCTGCCGATGCCTATATCGACATACTATCCGATAACGGAGCTCGCACCGGCATGTCGCTCGAGGGCAACTGTACCGAATTCACGCCGAAACCGGAGTCAGAGCTGAAGGAGCAGTCGTCAAATGGCCGCTCTAATTTCGGCACGACAATCGCGTCGGTAGTACTGCCGAAGCCCATGAGGGCAACCATCAAATTCAATCAGATCAGTCAGCGGCTGTTCGCGGCAACGTTTTTCGGAACCAGCTCGGCTCTGACTCAGGCCGCAGGGGCGGGAGATGAGCGGGACGTTACAACCATCGAGGACAAATGGGTCGATATCGGCGGTCTCATGGTCGCCTCGGCGCTGGTAAAAGATCCCACCGGCGTAACGACATATGAACTCGACACCGATTACGAACTCAATACTCGCCTGGGGATGATCAAGGCCTTGTCTACCGGGGATATTCCGGCCGGCGAAATATGCAAGGTCACTCCCACATATGAGGCTGTTGACGGCACGGAAATGAAAGGGATGACCAAGAGCAACGTGCGGATCCGCGTGAAGATGGATGGCCAAAATTTCGTCGATGGCCGCAATTTCATCGCTGAGGTCTATCAGATGCGGCTGCAGCCGACCAATGCCTTCTCGCTGATCGGCAAGGAATTTGTCGAGGTGACTTTCGAAGGAACGCTCGAAAAGATAGCTGGGCATGACGAGCCCTTTAATCATAAGTGGCTGAGCTGATCGACAACAATTTCCAACCTTTTTGAATGAGGATCAAAAGCAATGTCTCGGAAATCAAAAATCATCACCATCGACGGCCTCGGCGAAGTGACGGTAAAAGAGGTCAGCCCCTTTGCCGCCTACAATGCGATGCTGGCAAAGAACAAGATTGACGAGCTGAAGAAGCTCGCTGCCGAATGCATCTCGATGCCGGAAGGTAAGGACCTAAAGAAACTCTATGCATCAGAGATTGAGCAGGTTATCGACGCCTTCGTGGAGGTGAACAGCTCTTTTTTGGCAGTAGCGGGCAAGCTCAAGCTCAAAGCCGCAATAGCCACCATCACGGAGGAGGTAGTGAGCGAGCTGTCGAAAGTCTTGCCGCAAGTGTATGTCGACTCGTACAAGAAGGTCATGGAGAGGCTGCCTGGCATTATGGCTGGAGCTGCTTCCTTATCGCCCTCAAAACCCTGAACGGTAAACGGCCATGAGCTCCCCTAACCGCCTGGAAATGTTCCTTGCCCTCAACGTCGAGGCCTTCAAGAGAGGTCTCGACGCGACCGACGCCGGGGTGCGGCATATGGCCGGGGGGGTCGGGGCCGCCATGACCGCGACAAAGGCCAAGTTCCAGGAGGGCCTGGGTGCAGTCAAGAACTATAATGCCGGGCTGAGGGAGCAGCACGGCGTAACCCAGCTTTTGACCGGCAGCGTCACCGGGCTGCTCGCTCCGTTGGCCGGCCTGTTTAGCATCATGGCCGGAGCACAAAAGATGGTCGGTGTGACGAGGGAGTTCGATAAGCTCTCGGCCGGCCTGATTACCGCCACCGGTAGCGCCGAAGGAGCAAAAGAGGCTTTCGCCGCTATCCAGGATTTCGCCTCGGACACTCCCTACGATCTGGCACAGGTCACCGATTCCTTCGTAAAGCTGGTCAACTTCGGTCTCAACCCGTCGGAGCGGGCCATGACCAGCTACGGCAACACCGCCTCCGCGCTAAGTAAAGATCTCAATCAGATGATCGAGGCGGTCGCCGATGCCGCAACCGGCGAGTTCGAGCGGCTGAAAGAGTTCGGCATCAAGTCGAAATCGGAAGGCGACAAGGTCAGTTTCACTTTTCGCGGGATCACTGAAACAGTCGGCAAGAACGCGGGGGAGATCGAGGAGTATCTGATCAAGCTCGGTGAGACGAATTTCGGCGACGCCATGTCGAACCGGATGAGCACCCTGGACGGGGCGCTGTCGAACATGGGCGACGAGTGGGACAAGCTTTTCCTCAATGTTTCTCAGCAGGGCATCGGCAATGCGATCGCTGACGGGGTGCGTGTCGGGATAGATGCTCTGGCAGAGCTGAACGCGATGATCGTCTCCGGCGAGCTGGAGGGATATCTCCAGGCATATGCCGGAAAATGGTCCGTCTGGGCTGAGGATGTCAAAAAAAGCATCACCTCCGTCAAAGAGTTTTTCAGCGGAGAAATGGTCGGGGTTGAGAATCGTGGCAGTGACACCGTTTCCTTCCTCACCGACGCCTTTCGCAACTTCCCCGAAAACGTACGGGCATTCATCGGCATTCTGGTTGTCGAGATGGCCTCGGGCTTCGACAGGCTGAAGGCGGATGCCAAGGCGTTCAAGGATTCTATCAAGGCGGTCTTTACCTCATCGACCCTCGATAATGTCGAGGCCGAGCGGCTACGTCAGCTTGAGATCATCAGGATGGCGCGAGGAGAGTCGATCGACGCCATCCTTAAAGAGCGTGATACGGCAATCAATTCGGCGAATGTACAGATCGAAGCGGCTAAAAAACTCAGGGGAGAATTCGAGAAGAATCGCGCTGCCGAAAAAGCCGACACCACCGATCGCACTGCTAAATTCCAGGTCAAGGATGCAAGCAAGGAAGAAAGTACTGACCGGAAGCAGGGCAAAGATTTCAGTGACAAGTCGACCTCCAAGTTTATCGAGAAAGATGGGGAATGGGTAGAAGTCCCAGGCGATGAGCAAAAGACTCCGGCAGCCGATGACGAGAAGGCGAGCAAAGAAAAAGCCGAGTACCAGAAGCAGCTTGCCGAAAAAAGAAAGCAGCTGACGCCTGAAGAGTTCAAGGAACGCCAGGACTATTGGAAGTCACTCGAAGAAGAACGGCCGCTGACCAAGGATGAGACGAAGGAGAAAAAGGCGGAAGAGATCAAGTTTCGCAAAGAAGAAGCCGAACGGAGACGGCTTGAAAAAGAAGAAAAAGCGGCGGCGAAAAAAGGCGCTGAAGAAGAAGCAAAGGCGGAAAGGGAAAGGCTGAAACTCCTTAAGAAGGAAGAAATCGAAGCCAGAAAAGAGATCGCCGATCAAGATCGTCTCGCAAAAAAGGCCGCCGCCGAAGAGCAGAAAGAGGAAAAGCAGGGCAAGGAGAAGGACGAAGATGAAGCCGACCTGGTCGCGAGTTCGATCGTCTCCAGTGGTACCGACGAGCAGTGGCAGAAGAGCCTTGATGATGCCAAGAAGTATGAAGAAACCATGCAGCAGGCCCATGAGGCCGTGGCCGAAAGCGGCAAGGAGTCTGCCGAGAAATGGGCGATGGCCCAGGAGAAGGCCGCTGAGAAATCGAAATCGGCTTTTCAGCGGTATGCCGACAAGGTTCGCTCCCTGCAGGATGAAATCTCCGGCCGGGAACGATCGCTGGCTGAAGAATTGGATGGCCTTGGTCCCAAAGGCACTGAGGAGTCCAGGTGGCGCCGGCAGGCCAAGGAAGCCAAAGAGTATGAGAAAGCTGCCAAAGAGGCGATGACGGCTGGCGACCTTGATAAGGCGTTGTCTCTCTCCGATCGGGCCAAGGCTGCCTATAAGGGCTTGGCAGGCGGGGCCGGGGATATCTCCGATAAGCTCGGCGATCAATCCGCTTTCCGTGGAGTGAAGTCAGCCGGACTGCTCGGCATCGATACATGTTCGGCGATCTCTCGGGCCGGATCCGCGGGCAGCTGGCGGCGGTGGCCGGTGGCAACCAGGGCCAGGCTGCAGACAAAGGCGCGGCTCCGGTTGAAAAAATCCATGAACTGAAATTCGCCGGCGGATCGATGCGCGGCGGCGAGGCCGATGTCGAGGCCCTTCTTAATCTTTTGGCGCAAGCCGGGATGAGTGCAGGATGAACACCCTGGATGCAGTGACCCTGCCCGATGACATCTGGTGGGAAGATG